AGCAGTAGTACCAGATTGTACAAGTTGTTTATATGCTTCGTTAGAATCATAATTCTCAACAAACTCATTTACTGCAGCTTCGAATTTTCTAAAATCTTTTCCGTCTTTAATACATTTATAACCGCCATACAGGATCATTGGAATAGAAGTAGATTTTACCTTGATTACTTCATCTCCTGTATTGAAAGTATCTAATACATCTGTTAATATACTGATATCAGTAGCATTGATATTTTCATCATACCAAACAACAAAACTGTCGATATCTTTCGCTCTAAATGATGTAAAATCATTTTCTTCATTTGTATTAATCAGCATAAGGGTTTCGCGGATCAGATCACGCTGAACATCTTTCTTATATTGTGCATCAGTAAGGACTTTCTCAAAGAACTCATGATCTGCAAAATTAAAGATAACATCACTTACTTTTTCACTCTCGATTGCTGTACGTTTTTGAGTATTGTTCAATGGTTTACCATTGTTCTGACGAGTAAACATTTCTCGAATATCTTCTCCAGTACAATCAGTAAACACATAGATTGTCATCTCATAATCATTCAGCTTATCTTGTACGGCTTCATCGAGCTGTGCATATTTTTTACCAGCAATTTCATATACCTCGCCATCAACTGTAACTGGTTTTAAATTTTTAGCCAATCTAAAACCATCTTTCTTAAAAAAGTCTCTTACTGTGGTAGCGCGCTGAACGCCATCAAAAATTCTTCTTACATCGTCAGATCCGACTTCGCATCTAATTGGATCGATTGGATACGGACGAAGCATAGAGTCAATCAGTAAACTTTTCTGACGATTGCCCCACTGATTTTCCTGGCGTTGAAACTTGTGTTTCATACTGTATTTTCCTTTTGCAATATCTTTAGTAAAATTCTTTGCGCTCTGTCTTTTTACTACATAGTCCATACAAAACTACCTCCTGTATTTGATAATTTCACATTATCACAATAGGAAAATTTTGTAAAGGTATAGCACGTCCTTTTATAAATATTTTTGCGATTTTTTGTATTTTTTGACGTCGCACATTTTCTCAGGTTTGTGCCAATACCGATTCCTAGACGTCGGTCGGAGATTGCAGTTTACGTGTTGCTACACGATCTATCTATAGATTGTCCATATGTTATGGTTGACAGATTTTTCCTGTTGACATATAATCTATATGAAGGAATTCACCCAGGCGTTCATTTACGGCTGGATGCAATGCCAAGGATTTTTTCAGAGTCGCGTCGAAGCAGTGATGCTTCGTTATATAGATACCCTTGCTACGAAAGGAGGGTGATGCGATATAGATACGTTTCTAAGATTTTTTAAAGATACATACACAATTGTGAATGATAGTAATTTACTATCTACGATTGTTGCCGGGACAATTCTAATGTTTTTACAGAATATTGTCCCAACGAAAAAAGACCGCTAAATAAGCGATCCTTTTCGTAAGTTGAAATCAGCCGATACCCCTTCGGCTCTGAGAAATCCACTTGGGTGAATATCCCATTCTATATTCAATTTATTGAAAGCCACTTGATTAGCAAGTGGTTATTTTATTTATTTAAATAATTATGTAGACTACTAGATCACTCTACATTGTTCTACTTCTACTTACTTTGTCTTACTTACAAATGTAATATACCCTAATTTTTGAGGAATGTCAAGTCAAGTCTTGACAAATGACAAATTTGTAGTAGAATAAAACAGTTGCTAATACAAACAACATCTAATTATTTTCTTGCATTTTTACTTCTTTTTCGATTTCCTGCTGCTTGAATTTTAATAATTTTAGTTTGTCTCTAAGTTCTGATTTAGAAACTGGTTTCAGATATGCAGCTTGAGTGGTTGCGCTTGACTTGTGATTAGCCCATTGTGATGCAAGATTAAGATCGCCAGTATCTTCATATATTTTATTAATCGCTGTTTTTCTCATGCAGTGAGGATGAAAATCTTCTATTCCAATAATTTCTCCGAATTTATGCATTCGATCAGTAATCATACTTCTTGTCCATGGCTTCCATTC